GCAAAATATAGCGAAGGAGTCATTGCTGCTTCTGCCTGCTTAGGGGGCGTATATTCTGGAAACTATTGGGAAAACCGAGAACAGGGCGAAGAAGCCATTCTTGATGCAATGCGCGAAACAACTCGACGCATGATAGACATTTTTGGAAATCGCTGGTATGGAGAGCTTCAGTGGAATAATGTACCAGAACAGCACATCATTAATAAATATATTATCCAGATGCACAAGGAGTTCGGAATTGGATTAATTTCCACGGCTGATAGCCATTACCCGAACCGCGATGCCTGGAAAGATAGAGAGCTTTATAAGCGCCTGGGATGGCTTGGAAAAGCATCATTTCAGCCTGATTATATGAGTAGCGAACTTCCTATTTCTGTGGACGAGATTGGGTACGAACTTTATCCAAAGAATGGCGATGAAATGTGGGAGAGTTATAAGAAGTATTCAGAAGAGTGTGGCGTCGAATACGACGATAAGCTTATTTTGGCTTCTATTACAAATACACATACAATCGCACATCAACAAATTACCGATTTTCTTCCCGATAATACAGTACGTCTACCAGACTTTGTTGTCCCCGCTGGACACACTGCGACCCAAGCGCTGGTTAATATGTCCCTGGAAGGGCTTAGGAACAAGAGTCTGCACAATAATCAAGAATACATGGATAGATTACGGCACGAACTTAGCGTTATCGATGATCGAGGATTTCCCAAATACTTTTTAACAATGAAGGCAATTGCAGACAGGGCAAACGACTGCATGCTCACAGGTCCAGGTCGTGGTTCTGCCGCTGGCTCCCTGGTAGCATATGTTCTTGGCATTACTCAAATTGATCCGATCAAACACGGACTGTTGTTTTCGCGTTTCCTACGTTCAGATGCCACTGATTATCCCGATATTGATTATGATGTTGCGGCTCCGATGGAGCTAAAAGAGCGGCTTATTAAAGAATGGGGCGATACAACAGTCGTTCCTATTTCAAATTGGAACACACTTCAGCTTCGCTCTTTAATCAAAGATATTTCTAAGTTCTATGGAATTCCTTTTAAAGAAGTTAATGAAGTTACTGGCAAGATGCTCATGGAGGCAACCCCAGCAGCAAAGAAAGCGCACGGAATCAAGGCGGGAGTATATAACCCGACTTTTGAGGAGGTTAAAGAATACTCGCCTACTCTACAAGCATTCTTGGCTAAGAATCCCCATATCGCTAATCATATCGATATTCTTTATGGTCAGGTACGATCTTGTTCGCGTCATGCTGGCGGTGTCGTCGTGGGTGAAAATCTAGATGAATGGATGCCCATTATTAATAGCAAGGGCATCAGACAAACACCTTGGGCTGAAGGACAGCATGTTCGGCATCTTGAACCAATGGGATTTATTAAGTTTGACATTCTTGGTCTTTCCACCTTGGCAATGTTCGACGGTGCAATTCGACATATTTTGAAGCGACACCATGGAATTCAAGAACCGACATTTGCCGATGTCAAAGAATACTATGGCAAGCACCTGGATCCAGATGTTATTGATCTAAACAACCAAGATGTATACAAGAACATTTTCCACAGTGGAAAATGGGCAGGGATTTTTCAGTTCACTGAGAAAGGTGCCCAGGCATTTTGTAAACGCGCAAAACCTACCAGCATTATTGATATTTCTGCGATTACTTCTATTTTTCGCCCTGGACCTCTATCGGCAAACGTAGATGATGAATATGTTGATGCGAAGGAAAACCCTCAATATATTAAATACACACACCCTTTGATCGAAGAAGTCACTCAAGAGACATATGGATTCCTAATCTTTCAGGAACAGATCGCTATCCTTGCCCATAAGCTTGGAAAAGATCTCTCTCTTGATGAAGGGAACAAACTTCGCAAACTGTTGACCAAAAAGGGTACTGGAAAGGGACATGAAGCCAAGATGAAAATCCACGCAAAGTTTATTGAAGGCTGCATGGAAAAGGGCATTCGTCAGGATGTCGCACAAAGCATCTGGGACAAGTTTGAATATTTTTCTGGCTATGGATTTAATAAATCGCATGCCGTCTCGTACTCTATGCTCTCATATCAATGTGCTTGGCTGGCTTATCATTATCCGGCAGAGTGGATGGCAGCATTTCTTGATAAAGAACCCGAGAGTCGAAAAGAAAAAGCGATCAATATTGCGAAAGGCTTTGGCTTTAATATCAAAAAGCTGGATATAAACACATCTGGTCGTGTTTGGGAAATTAGTGAAGATGGCTCCACGCTCATTCAGCCGCTAACTTCTATTAAGGGTCTAGGAGACGCCGCAATCGATCAGATCTTAAATAATCGTTCTTTTGAAACAATTGAAGATTTCTTATTTAATGAAAACATTACTTATTCTAAATTAAACAAAAAGGCAGTCGATGTTCTGGTTCGCTCTGGTGCGTTGAATAGTTTAGTAGACTCAAGGTTCAGTGGATTAAAACATTTCTGGTCTGCCGTTGCGGTTGATAGACCAAGAAAGCTTAAGCAACTTGAAGATAATATTGAACTTTATCGACCAGAAGGAGACTTTGAGGAAGAAGAGTTAATTCAATATACGGTTGAGCTAACTGGTGTTTTTCCGATGAGCGAAGTAATGAATCGTGAGATTAGAAAGAAACTGGAAGACAAGTTCATTCCGCCAATTGGAGAGTTTGATCCCGAACTGCAACTCACTTGGTTTATTCCTCGCAAGATTCTTCCGAGAAAGACAAAACACAATAAGGAATACTGGGTGGTTGAAGTAATTGATGACACAGGGCACACCACCAGTATCAAATGTTGGGGCGTAAATTCAAATCGTGATATTTTATTTCTTAATCGACCTTATATGGCCAGATTAGATCATCACCCAACATGGGGTTACTCAACAAGATCAATTCGTCATAATTTTAGATTATTAAGTTGACAGCAAACAAAAACCCAGTTATAATATAAACATTAAGGAGCAACACAATGATTATTGAATATCATAGAGTGCATATGAACGCACACCCACCAAGCCGCAGCAACCCAAGTGATGCAGGATTGGATGTCTATTTTTCACCCAAGGAGCAAAAACCCGTTACTATCCAGCCAGGAGAAAGTGCAATCCTCTCGACGGGGCTAAAGTTTGGCGTCCCTCACGGATATATGCTTGAGGTTAAGAACCGATCAAGTATAGCGGCTATGCGCTCTCTCGTTGTGGGGGCGTGCGTAGTGGACAGCGGATACGATGGAGAGTTATTTGTTAACCTTCACAATATCGGTACGAAGGAGCAGGTAATCGAACCCCATGCAAAAATTGCACAGGTTGTAATGGTTCCGGTTGTTTCATTTAGGGCAATGGAAACTTCCAACTCTGATCTTTATGGATGGTATCCAATTACAATCAGTGAACGAGGCGATGGAGCCTTGGGGAGCACAGATGAGCAAAATTAAGTTCAATAATGTTTATAAATTTAATCTAACTGGAACTTTTGGGTTTGGAAATCTTACCACCGAGGCTCTAGTGGAGATATTTAAAGATGGTCGCGTAGCTTCGCATCTATTGGAACCGCAATTGGTAACATGGTTCCCCGAATTAAAACACATCAAGGGATGTAAGGATCACGATCATGTTAACAGGGATGATGAAAACATAAAGTATGATGCCAAGAACTTTACAACAGCAAGTGGCTGTAAGTTTATGCCTTCTGGAATGATTGGTACAGGTCGCAAATTTGATGAGAAGCAGTTTTTGTTTAAAACGGAAAATATGAATTATATTATTTGTGACATTGTTGACTTTCCCAAAGTAAATGTTGTTTTTAAGAAAGGACAAGATTTATCTATTCAGTATCCCAATGGGTGCATCACAAAAACAAAAAGGCAGGAGCTATTTGGTGCCGAAGCAGCATAGTCTAGATCAATTTTATACAAAGCCATCAATCGTCGAGAAAGTTCTCGAAATGATTGATTGTTCTACGTTTGATTTAATTGTGGAGCCCTCTGCTGGCGCAGGGGATTTCTTAAAAAGATTACCACAAGATAAGAGAATTGGAATCGATTTAGAGCCAGCCTTATCTGAAATAAGACAAGGAGACTTCTTTGATTTTGTTCCAAATAGGATGAGCGGGGTTCTGACTATTGGCAATCCCCCCTTCGGCAAAAACTCTAGTCTTGCCGTTAAATTCTTTAATCATGCAGCACAATTTTCTGATTGTATTGCTTTTATCGTGCCGAGAACATTTAGAAAGCCTTCATTAATTAATCGATTAAATTCAGGTTTTCACTTAGTTAAACAAGAAATATTAGAAGTAGATGCATTTTATTTACCTTCTGGAGAGTCATATGCGGTCCCCACAGTGTTTCAAGTATGGGAACGAAAAAACATAGAAAGAGATAGAATTGAGACAACTATAGTGTGTCAAGATTTTGATTTTGTTTCAATTGAGGTTGATAAAAAAACTAAAAAACCAACTCTAGGGCATACAAAAGCGCAACAACAGCAATCCGACTTTTGTGTAAGGCGGGTCGGGGGCAATGCTGGTAAAGTTTATACAGACTTTAAACAGAAAAAACGAGATTGGAAAAGTCACTATTATATAAAACAAAAGACTAAAGATGTTTATCACATAATGCAATCTATAAATTGGAATTTTCACGAAAGTCCAAAATACGACACCGCTGGCAATCCAAGTATATCGAAACACGATCTCATAACATTTTATTCAAAAGCAAAGGAAGAGCGAGAATGAACAAGGCAACCCAGGAAACAATGTTTTCCAGCAAATCGGGAGAATGGTCAACTCCCCAAGATTTTTATAATAAATTAAATTGGAGGTTTGGACCTTTTGATCTTGACCCTTGTGCAAGCCCTCACAATGCTAAGTGCGACAATTTTTACACCGAGCCAGAAAATGGACTATCAAAAAGTTGGCAAGGACACACAGTATTTGTTAATCCTCCATATGGTAGAGGAATTGAAGCATGGATCAAGAAGGCATATGAAGAGTCGCAAGACTCCAATACAAAAGTTGTAATGCTGATCCCGGCACGGACAGATACGAGATATTGGCACGACTACGTTATGAAGGCGGAACTGGTATATTTTGTTAAAGGTCGTCTGAAGTTTGGCGATAGCTCAAACAGTGCCCCATTCCCATCGGCAGTAGTAGTCTTTAATAATCTGCCCGAGGGTTGGGCGGACGACTACCCCCGTATGGGAGCGCTTCAACGATGAATAGAAAACAAAGACGAGCCCAAGAAGCACAATTGCGAAAAGACAGTAACGAAGAACTATCAGCTAAAGTTGCCATGTTCGGTAAATTACCTGAAGAGTGTACTGCTTGTACGGCGGCATATGATAAGAATGATAAAGAAATGGCTACGACATGGAATGTTGTGGTTAGAGAGCAAGAAGAAGATAATCCTGTTCGGCTTTATTGTCCGACGTGCTGGAACACGGCACAAGAAGTAATTAACAGTTTTCTAAAAACTATGGAGGAAGAAGATGGATCTTGAAACACTTTTAACTTTTGATGATATTTTATTATTGCCCCAATATAGTGATATCAAATCACGAAGCGAGGTGACATTATCTTCGGAGATATCGGAGGGGATTGAACTTAGGGTACCAATTATTGCCAGCCCAATGGATACTGTGTGTGGCACAAGAATGTCACAGAAGATGTCAGAGTTCGGCGGGTTAGGTATTATTCATAGATATAATTCTATTGATAAACAGGCGACTATGGTATCGGAAGCATCGGAAGGTGGTATAAAAACAGTAGGCGCAGCTATTGGAATCACTGGAGATTATCTAGAGAGAGCAAGAGAACTTGTATCTGCCGGTGCTAGCGTGCTATGTCTCGATGTAGCCCATGGTGATCACTTATTAATGCACGTTGCGCTCCACAATCTAAAAGACAAGTATGGACACATAGTTCATTTGATGGCAGGAAATGTTGCAACATATACAGGTGCTTTTGCATTAGCACAATTTGGAGCACACAGTATCCGAGTTGGAATAGGAGGGGGATCTATTTGCTCAACTCGTATTCAAACTGGACATGGGGTGCCAACTCTAGCATCGATTATCGATTGTACACGAATTAAAGATAAGTTCCCAGATATAAAAATTATTGCTGATGGCGGTATTAAGAATTCTGGTGATATTGTAAAAGCACTCGCAGTAGGTGCTGATTTTGTTATGGTAGGGTCTTTGCTCGCCGGGACAACCGAGGCACCAGGAGATGTTATCCATCAAATGGATAAAAAGCTTAAGTCGTATCGCGGAATGGCAAGCAAAGATGCACAAATGGATTGGCGTGGCAACGTGTCCTCTCTGGAAGGCGTCACTACAGTTATTCCATATAAAGGGCCCGTTATTAATATATTACAAGAGCTAGAAAATGGAATACGGAGCGGTTTATCATATAGCGGCGCTCGCAATCTCAAAGAGTTAAGAGAGAATGCTCAATTTGTTCGCCAAACCCAATCAGGATTAGCAGAAAGTAATACCCATATTAAGTGGAGGTACGATGCCTAAAAAACAATGGGATGAGCCTGCTGAAAAAATATACGCAAATCTTCCACAATCACATAAAGTTGATTTAAAGATCAAGCTTCATCATCATGGTGTCACCCAGTCGGCTTTTTTAAGGGGGGCTGTAAAAGCTTTTTTGCAAGAGGATGACCGCTTTATGGAATGGTTCGGCGCGTGGAAGCTACAAAATAGCAGTGTTAAGTCTGCCCAACGTCACCACAAATCTGATAAACTGAAGCAAGCAGGAGAAGAGCTTGCATCAAAATTTGGTATTAATGATGGAGAAATTGAAGATATATTTGATGTTCTTGCCAAGGAGCACCCTGAATTATGATAGAGTGCGCCGAAAAATGTGTTGAATTAGATGTGACCTGTCCAATTAAGGAATGCCGCTGCTGGATTGCCTATAAAGAAGACTTGAATTGTGTCAATATAGCTATTAAAAACAATGGAGCAATGAAATTAAGAGAAATTGCAGAACGATTAAGCTTAACTCCAGCAAGGGTACAGCAGATAGAAAAAAGCGTCCTTGCCAAGTTAAAGAAACTTATGTGATTTTTCTGCCTTTTGTCGGTTAGCTTTCTAATTATATATGATTATTTTGCACAATATCAAATTTAGGAGAGTTCTACAATGAGCAAAAAGTTATTATCAGAAGCCCAGGTCCGTCGCTTCCAGGGTCTTGCTGGTATTCCCGCTATTAATGAGGTGGGAGGAGTTTATGGCGACAGAGATGAAGATGAGTTACCCGGCGATGCAGGACCAGGAGAAGAATTACCACCCGATATGGGTGATGACCTCGGCGGCGATGTCGAGGGTGTTGAGGTTGCAGATCTGGAAGTTTCCGATGAAGGGGGTGAGGATTTAGGATTAGAACCTGAACAAGCGCAAAATCTTGCTGCTGATATTGTTCGGGCTGTTGCACAAGAGTTAGAAGACGCTCTTGGCTTACCCGAGCCAATTGAAGTCGAAGTAGAACCCGGAGTAGGCGGTGCGGAAGACCTAGAAGTCGGGCTCGAAGAGCCAGTAGATATGGAGATGGGCGGGGTGGAGCCAGAAGGACTCCCACCGGAAGCTGGCGACGAAGAAGAAGAGCTTGCCCTCCAAGAAGATAAGACTGCCAACAAGGGTCACGGACCCGGCAAGCAAGTAAAAGACGGAAATGGACATCCCACTGGTCGCTGGCTAAAAGAAGACGAAGAAGAGTCTCTTGAAGAGGGTGACGAGGAAGAACTCGCAGAAGTGCTTGATGATGAGGAAGTCGTTAACGAAGTCCTCCGACGTGTTGTTGCCCGCCTTTCAGGCAAGAAGTAGGCAGTAACACCAATCTCCTAAAATAATTAAAAGCCGTGGTTCCCACCACGGCTTTTATGTTATAATAGCATTAACAACAACAAAGAACTATTTATGTTTAACCACTTATGGTTTCTATTTAGGCTACAATGCAGATAAGCGAACTTAGACAATTAATTCAAGAAGTAAAGATCCAAGAAGCGCTTCAAAAGGGAATAACTCAAGTTCAAAACCCCTTTAAGGTAGTTTTTATTTTTGGACCCGCAGGCGCAGGTAAAACATTCATTAAAGATGTGCTTGGGCTCCCTGATAATTTTATTGTTATTAATACTGATGAACTTGTTGAAGACGTGTTCCCTAGATACGGACTATCGCTTAATTTTGAAGAAGGTCCGCAGGTAGTTAAACAAGAATTGCGAAAACTATTACAGCAAGCCACCGCAGAGAGGATGAGAAAATATGTTAATAAATGTATGCCGTTATTAATTGACACTCCCGGTGAAAAAATTAACAAGATACGCGATATCGTCCGCGCCCTTGTTGAAATAGGATATGATGTAGCACTCTTTCAGATCAATGTCCCCCCTGACTATTCAGTTCAATCTGATGAAGAGCGGTGGGCAAAAAAGGGAGAAAGAAAAGTTGGTCCAAAACTCACAAGACAAATCGCCAATCAATATCAAAAAAATGTTGTAAGAGATGCAGCATATCTCCAGTTAGGAGAGGAACGAGGCGTTACCCTTCTTTCGGATAAAATATATCCAAATATTTTTGATATTAATACAGGTGAAATTAGAGAGGACTTTGATGAGTCCGTGTTACAAGACGATAAGCTGGAATTAAAAGATCCAAAGGGTGGGAAACGTTCGCAATTTATGCGTAACCCGTTTCAAGGTGTAACATGGGACGAAGCCAGCGATATTCTAAAGGTAGCACAAACGAATCTTTCCGAATGGCTCGCACCAGAGGCACCACTAAATCCCACCGGTCGTCTAATATATGATGCACTTAAGTATATCCAAGGACGTGGAGTTGGAACTCTGGGCGACGAAATCACAGATATTATTCAATATGGAATTGAACATACGCAAGATCCTGAAAGGCTTCCTCTCCCACCCGAGGTACATGAGGCGCTTTTTCTGTCACTGGGAGGAGAACTGGAAGGAAAAGAAGCCGCCACTGACCTCCTCACTAAAATTAAACGAACAGCCCCAGCAGAAAAACGACCAGAAATGGATCCAAGATACTCAGGCATTAATGTAAAATATACGGGACCAGTATATACAAAACCTGGAGCGCCTACCGCTAAAGATATTGTTAAAGAAGAGGTATTAAATTTAAGTGAATTAAAAGACTTTGTTGCAAAATTTAATAAAAAAAATAATACTTGACACGTAGAGTGGATCTTGTTATAATATATACATACACAAAGGAGGGTACTATGAAAGCTTGGGCATGGAAACGAGAAAACGAACATGATGAAACAGAATATTGTATACAAGTGGACAGTATTAAGGGCAAGAGAGGGTTAAACAAGGTTTTAAAAATATTGTCTGAATGGACGGTTGTTGGCGATGGCTACAATATAAAAACAAAAGAATTTACTTATATCTTCGCAAAAACATTTGCCAATACACATACATGGCAAACATGGGCGGAAACTTTCCCAATTCATTTGGTTGAAATGACTTCTCACGGTAACGAAAAAATTAGAAATAAAAAAATGATCCAACAAGGAGCAGTTCTGTGATCTTTACACCGCAATTGGGACAAAAGAAAAAAGAAGAAGGCAAAGACGAAGAAGAAAAAAAAGCAGTTCATGTTATAGCGAAGGAAGATGAGGCACCGCGTGTTATGGGGCTCTGTGGCGATCTTGATGAAGAAAAAGCAGGCGAATTAATCTATGGTATGATATCCTTATATGAAAGCGGAATAACATATTCGCTAGAAGATCCCGAAGATGAAAAGTCGGATATTATAACAAGTTATAAACCATTTGAATTTGTTATCTCTACTCTTGGCGGAAACGCACAAGAAATGTTTGGACTTCACGACTTAATGCGCGTCGTGCGAGAAAACTGTGATATTTATACAGTGGGCTTGGGAAAAGTATTCTCTGCTGGAACCCTGCTGTTGGCTTCGGGCACACCAGGAAAACGTCGAATCGGCAAAAACTGTCGTGTCATGATCCATAGCGTTCTCGGTGGTAACATGGGCTCCCTTCATACTCTTGAAAATGAAATGGATGAGATTCGTTGGACCCAAAACAAATATATTGAGGCAATGGTTGAGGAAACAAATATGACCAAAGCGCATCTTAAGAAAATTATAAATAGAAAAGTCAATGCCTACTTCACCGCAGAAGAAGCAGTTGAATTGGGTATTGCTGATACTATTTTTTAAAGGAATCTAATGGCTACTATAAAAGGGCTTCACGCCTTTATAATTAAAGAACAGTTTAGAAGAGCTTTGGAGGCAAAGAATTATGCCTTTTTTGGCTTAACGAGCAAAAAGCCCTGGAACGTTAATATTATTGGCGTCCGCAGCGAGGTGGACATCTTTAATAAATTTGATGATGCGCTTCTCGTAATATACCGCGACTCAAGAGCAAACTGGGAAGTACGAAGCTACTCTATCACTACCGACCCTGGCAAAGTTTGGCAAGAAAAACCAATGAACAGCAAAGGCTGCGCGTTGCTTGTACCAGATCAATATCGAGGTGCATATAAAATTGATCTCCATCGTGGCATGTATGAGGCGATGTGCCAGAGGAACAAAAATGTTAGGGTATACAGGGATGCGAATTTAAACCACGAGCATGACAGGGATGCGGGGACCATTGACGAGGGGATATTCGGTATTAATATACATCGAAGTCGGTCCACAGGCGAGGCAGAACTCGTAAATGCATATTCGGCAGGCTGTCAGGTTTTCAAAAATGCCACGGATTTTAAAGACTTCATGGAACTAATGAAGAGGTCAGAAAAACGATTTGGTAATTCTTTTACTTATACTCTGATTACAGAAGGCGATTTAATCGGATATTAAAACTATTTATATATTATGAACGAGCTTGACCTATTAGTTGAAAACTACTTCACCGATTCTTTTGAAACCTCCGATCTATTTCGGTTGGTTGAGCAGGTGATGGTGGAAGCATCGGATACACTTTTTCAACAAATTGGATCTGCACTAAATTCACAGAAAGAACAATTACACATAGCGTCAATTATGAAATCTGGTGCAAGTACACTATATGTTAGATTCAAGACTAAACGAGATAGAGCTAATGGGATTGCGGGCGTAAAGCAACTATTGGTTGATAGCGGATTTGCCGTAGAAGATAGAAAATTAAGCGCTCATAGTGTTCCTGTATCTTATATATCTGGTGGTGACCCCAGTTTGGGAACAATCAAGCTCGTTTATAAATATGATATTCAAACCAGGGTGGGACTTGCATTTGAGCACATACTGGCTTATGTAATGACTGGCGAGATAACAGATAAATTAAAAAAAGCTATAGACCTGCCCCAAAACACCGATAAGCAAGATGTTTTTAGAATGTTAGATTCGGATAAATGGGCACAATACGTCGAAAGGGCGCAGGCTGCGCGTGTCTCAATTGAAGAAAGGCTTGGCGAGATCAAAAATACAACTGTTGCTGGAGGAACGGGCTCTAAGGCTGATTTAGTACTTACCTTGGCCGATGGCAATAAAGTTGGTATTTCTTTAAAGCTTGCCATTGGTTCCACGAACATATATATTTACAACAAAGATCTTGGAGATGGCTCAGAAGCAAAAAGCCTCATTCCGTCCCCAACAGGAGAGCCCTGGTGGATGATTGGAAGAAAGCGATTTTTTAGTGAATTGAGACAACAGCAAGGTTTTCCTCAAGATATCGTGTATGATCCGAACTCGTCTGATTATAACCCCCCTGACTGGATGCTTGAGGCAAAAAAACAATATTCTGCAATCTATAAAGCGGTTGTGGTTAATTTATTTGCTCAAATACGAAATCTTCTTTTTGAATCTCTAGGAAATATGACTTTAGAAAATTTAGCTGATGTTGTCGAAGATGCACATCTTGGAAAGGCGGCTCCAAATGAGGCGAGAATGCCACTATATAAGCTAGAGTCTGCTCCATCGGGTATATCCCTTGAGGAAGTCCCGCAGACAACACCTAATATGGTCGAGATTGAAATGAATAAATTAATGCCAAAAAATATGGTATACTTTAGAAAGTCGTCAGCAGGCGCTCCAACCTCTACAATTATTATTGATATTCCGGGAATGCACAAAGTGTATATTAACTCGGTAAAATTTAGATCAAACTTATTGGCGACCAATAGGGGCAATTTAAAAATTAAAACCAGATAGAGCAAAACTTGAAATCACCACTTAGGTATCCTGGCGGCAAGACCAGAGCAGTTAAACACATCTTGCCCCATTTTCCAAATAATATAAAAGAACTATGCTCTCCTTTCGTTGGAGGCGGCTCAATTGAACTCGCCCTGGCAACAGAGGGTATTCGCGTATATGCGTATGATATATTCGATCCGCTTGTCTGTTTCTGGACGCATCTAATTGAAGATCCAGAAAAGCTGGCAACCGCCGCTGCGTCATACAGACCACTGGATAAGGAAACATTTAAAACACTACAAGAAGACTTACGCAATATGCCAACAGGCGACAATAGTTATGCTGCCATATTCTATGCCCTCAACCGGAGTTCGTTCTCTGGTGCAACTATTGCTGGAGGCTACTCCAAACAGGCGGCAGAGAAAAGATTTACAGAGTCATCGATTCAAAGGATAAGAGATTTTAAGGCAGAGAACTTTTCAGTTGAGAAAGCTGACTTCAAAGATTCTATCGCAAAGCACCCGGATGCTTTCTTATATCTTGACCCTCCTTATCTTTTGGGCAAGGACAAAGAAACATTATATGGAGACAGGGGAAACGCCCACAAAGGGTTCGACCATATGGGTTTGGCGAATATATTAAGAGGGCGAGATAACTGGATATTATCTTATAATAATTGCCCGGAGATATTGAAATTATACGAGAACTATGATATATTATATCCAGATTGGAAGTATGGCATGTCTTCTGACAAAAACTCTAAAGAAGTATTAATAATTAACAAGGGAATAGAATGGCAAAGAAATATTGTTCAAATGAAGAGTTACAATCAAAGATTTTGAAAGGCGTTGAAACGCTAACAGATAATGTTGCGACAACACTTGGTCCCAAGGGTCGCAACGTCATTCTGCAAGAAACAGGCAAGCGCCCTATAATCACCAAAGACGGTGTTACGGTAGCACGCTTTGTAGACTTTGAAGATTATTTTATGAATGCAGGGGCGCAGGTTATTAAGCAGGCAGCAGAGCAGACAAACTCTGATGCGGGTGATGGAACGACTACCACGACCATTTTATGTCGTGCAATCCTCCAGCATGCTCAGAGATATATTACGGCTGGGGTGTCGCCTGTAGAGCTTAAGAGAGGTATTGACAAAGCGGTTGAAGTTGTTGTTCGCAACTTAGAGGAACTTTCCCGCCCCATTTCTTCTTTGGATGATATTGAGAGGATTGCAATCATCTCTGCAAACGGCGATGAGATTGTTGGTAAGCTTGTTGCAACCGCTGTAGATCAGGCGGGTAAGGATGGTGCTATAACTATTGAAGAGGCACGTTCTGTTGAAACGTCACTTGATTTGATTGAGGGTTTTCGATTTGCTTCTGGATGGGCAGCTTCTGCTTTCGTCACAAATGAGCGAACTGCGACCACCACATATGCCAATCCATTTTTCTTGATAACTGATGAAAAGATTGACACAGTTGATCAGATTCTTCCTGTTTTAGAAGTGGTTGCCAGGGAGGGTCGCCCACTTGTCATTGTTTGTGAAGAAATAGAGGGACAAGCGCTAGCGGCTCTTATTATGAACACAGTGCGCGGAACCATGAAGGTGGTTGCGGTCAAGGCTCCTCGTTATGGCGAAGAGCGCAGGGGGATTCTTGAGGACTTGGCAATCTCCGTGGGTGCAACTTTTATTAGTCGCTTGAGTGGTGTGCGAACACAGGCGGCAAAGCTACAAGATCTAGGTTCTGCAACAAAAGTCGAGATTACACGATACATGACTACAATAATGGGTGGCAGCGGCGACTTTGACGAAATTGAAAAAAGAATTGAATCTCTCAAGGCACAACTGGTAGAAAATGATAATCTGCATGAATGCGAGCGCATTCAAGATAGGATTACCAAACTGGCTTCTGGTGTTGCGGTTATTCGTGTCGGGGGAGCAACAGAAGTAGAAATGATTGAGAGAAAACACCGTATTGAAGATGCCCTGGAAGCGGTTAAATCCGCCCAGCAAGAAGGAGTTGTTGCCGGTGGAGGCGTGGCGTTGCTTCGCGCCGCCGCAAATCTAAATATAGTGACAGATAACGATGAGCAAGCGCTGGGGCTTGAAATTATTAAGGGGGCAGCCGAAGAACCAATGAGACAAATGGCCATTAACGCTGGAGAATCCCCAGATCTTATTGTATCGAGGGTTTCGAAAGAAGACAGCAACTGGGGATATGATTTTACTACGAGGGAGCTTGAAGATATGTTAGAGATTGGTATTATAGACCCTGCTAAAGTTACACGTTGTGCACTTCAAAATGCCGCTTCTGCGGCAGGCACTTTAATCACTGCAAATTATGCCATCGTGGAGTCTCAATAAGAACCAAGCTACTATATATAAATGATGGATGAGCATTCTGAAACCCTGATTGAACTTAATGCCAAACTTGAGCGATTGCTTAATGGGATAGATACGCTTGGTATAAACCAGGAGCGCATGTGTGAAGACATATCTAAGATTAAAGAAGCGGTATACAACCCAGATGAAGGACTATATGCGCGGCTGAGAGCATTAGAACAATGGAAAGACAACACATCAAAAGCACAATGGTTGGTGTCATCGAGCGTTTTAATACTTATGGTTAAAATGTTTTGGGACGCTGTGATACAAGGAGGAAGCTTGTAGGGGGCAAAATGGATTACTATTCTTCATATAAGAAAGTTAACACTCCTCGTACTGCCGATCCTGACACCTTGCAGCGAATCAATAAGCTTAAGGATGAATATAATATTAGCCCAAATGCGCTTTCTTTTCTTTCTTCGTTGCTTGTTGGATATAAAAAATATGGTGGAATTACAAAAAAACAATACGATGCTTTTTGTGAAATTGAGAAGAGTTATCTTCACGCAAATTCAGATCTGGATGCCACTTGGTTTGAGAATTATGGCGATATGAAAAGAGAAACAACCAAAATATGTGCTTTATATTATTGTGCCAATCCTCCCTATTATGGCGATTTGGCATATCGCGCACTGTACGATAAGGATTTTATACCCTCCGAAAGACAATACAAAGCGTTGACTCAAAACAAATATGCTCAAAAAGTTTTAGAATCTCATTTTTCAAAATCTAAATTTAAAGTTAATGACTATGTTTCATTAAGGAAAAATAATCCTTGTGATATTCCAAACAATAAAAATGTTTTCATTGTTATTCAGGTAGCGTCAGAACCAATTACAACTGCCGCGAAGAACACAAAGAAATATAAAATATTGCCACTCGATGATACCACTACTTATAACGTGGAAGAGCGATGGCTAAAATTTGCAATAAAAAAATAAAAATACTTGACACAAACCGAAAAACCGGTTATAATATTACTAACATGGAGAAAATATGAACGTAACATTTAGCGTACAAACGGAATTCGATGATATTCCAAGAGAGGTCGCATATCTGCTACAAGCTGTACAAAAAGAGCTAGATCTCGCGGCGGAAAACGTAGCCGGTCTTTCAAGAACGATAGTAACCGAGCATATAGATCAAGAGTCTCTTCTTAATCATGGTAAAACTGAACTAGTATCGCTTCACAGGATACGGCTGCATATGGCAAAAATAGACACTAGAATGGAGGACTGTATGGCTATTCTTAGTGGATATATAGACCATATAGAAAACCCTCCAGATCCCGAAGAGGAGCCGTCAGAACAAGAGGAAGAAAATGAAGAAGGGTGATCTTGCTTTTATCCCTTCAGCGGCAACATTAAAACAGTTTAAGAAGGGAACTACTGCATTACATAAATATCATATACTCACAAAGCCCTCATCTGCTGTGGTTTTGGGAGCAATGGATAATTGTTATGAAGTCTTATTTGAAGGAGAAAGCTGGATTGTAGAACAAAATAGCTTATATCCTATGACAAGGAGCGAAAATGGCAACGGTCAAATTGACAGAAGTGTTTAAGCAGAACCGTTTTACATCAAACAATAATAGATATGAAATTCGTTCTGTCTATATAAATCCTGATTTTGTCGTTTGTTTGCGAGAAGATGAACAAACATTACAGGTTTTAAAAGAAAACGAAGGAGCTTTACCCGAGGAACTAGATGGACGCCACCAGTTCACAAAACTGCACATTAATGGTGGACACGGTTCTTTTGATATTGTAGTAATTGGTTCGCCCGATTCTATAAAAGAAAGGCTCGCGCAACCAAAATCAACATTATTAAAAGGATAACATATGATTGAATGTATGCTACGTTCCCAAGAGGAGTATCATAATGTACTTCCAGGGTATAATACAAAAAAGAAACTTGGAAGATATCACGGCTCTAACTTTAATTTTAAAACATTTGGAACAACCCGGTGGGTGGTTGGTGTTTATATTAACGTAGACCACAGCAAATATCTTGAAGAAGGCTTAACAGAAGAGGGTGTTGTGCGAGGTTGTATTGAATATTTAAATCAGCCTCCACCACGGAAAAAGTACCAGAAAAAAAAGCCACAGCCTTTATACGGCACATTGGAAGAAATGCCTTATTATTATCGCTTTAAAACGGATGATGAAGGAGAATATATCGAGGCACTTCTTATTACAGATCAAAGAAAGAATAAACAATTTTGGGGTGCTGGCGGAATTGGACGAGTACCCAGAAAACGTGGAAGACCACGAAAGGATGCAAAATGATTTGGACAGTTATTAGTTTTAACTATAGCACTGAGAAAATACAGTGTGATCTTGTTGAGTCGTCAATGGACTCCAACAAGGCATATGTGGATATCAGTAAACAAACGCCAAACTTGGTAATGTCTATTACCAAAGGCAGTCATGAGGGGACAACGTTTATTCCTGATGTGGACCTCACGCTTACGAGAGCAAAATATAATAAAAAAGTTTGAATTTTCACTTGACGATTGCGTTAAAGGTGATTATATTATAGATACCCTCACAGGAGGGGTTGACAACTTAGAGGAGAACACACACTATGTCAAACACACTTACCCCCTTTCGGGGCACACTCACCAGTCCATTCGGATCTTTTCTTTCGGATCGTTTATTCGATTCGTTTTTTGACGATGCCGTGGCTTATCCGTTCACAAACACATCTCGCCGGTCGAGAGGGATCGACGCTAATTATAACGTATCGAAGACCGACAAGGGATATCAGATTTCTGTTGCCGCTCCCGGCGTTAAGAAGGATGATATCAATGTGAATATTGATTCGGATACTCTTACAATTTCTTATACCCAAGAAGATAACACGAACACCTCCTTCGCCTGCTCTTCTTTCAGTCGCTCTTGGCGACTTCCAGAGGGAACCGATGCCGACAACATCGCCGCTAACTACGATAATGGTATCCTTACCCTATCGGTTCCCAACGCAGATGTTAAAACTTACGCTCGCACCATCAAGGTTAAGTGAGTTTATAAAAAGTAAGTTTAGCATCACCCTAAAGAGGCACCAATTGGTGCCTCTTTTTGTTTTTATAAATACTATTTATAGTGAATCTCTGCGTCTAGGGCACACAACATATGAACAATAACTTTGTAAACGGCTGGCGGCAATATTTAAATAAAGTCCAAACCTCCAACCAAAGAAAAAGCATGAAGGATATGCTTTGGGAGAGGCGTGAAAACTGGAAAGTTGATCGGATGATTTTTAATCGCGTCCTGCTTGAAGGACGACTTGAGGATGTTAAAAAGAAATACGGGGACAAACTCCCCGGCGGCACTGATTTTATTGACAGGCTCGCCAAGTATGATCCCTCGGGAAATAATAAATATTTAGCCCATATGGTCAAATTGCTTCTCAAGTTAGGGGAAACAGAGAAGTTTGACAAAGAGTATCAATGGCGTTCTGGCATATATGCTGTTGGAGATAAGGTTGAAAAGTTTCATGCGTTAAATAAATTTATACCTACCGAGAAAGGTGGGAGAGACATTCACTCATACAAAACAGTTGAGGATCTTTCTCAGGCAGTAAAAAATGCAGAAGCAAAGAAAAAATCTAAAGATGAAGCAGCGCTCTTTAAAGAAAAGGTCCGGGGAGACGCAGATAGAATTTACCAGGACAAGACAACCCTTGTTGTTCGTCCAGGTTCAGAAGAAGCTTCTTGTTATTATGGACAAGGCACCAAGTGGTGTATCTCAGCAACAGAAGCCCGCAACTATTGGGATCAATATACCAATGAGCAAGGAGCAGTGTTCTTCTTTATTCTTGATAAAGACGCAGCAGACGTAGACAAGATGGAGACTTCAGATCGAGGCAAAGTTGCTTTTGTTTATGACGGAGATCATCTGGAAGCCAATGATCCTTGGGATGCCTATGACGAAACCGATGATCAGCTTGCTGGAGGCGAGGCGCTATATGATTATAAGCAGATTTGGGGTGAGGAAAAGTGGATGGAAATAGTTGGCGGCATTCAAGAAAGCCTTGACGATGACCCACCTGATCCTGGAATAGACTTATATGAAGAAGGTCAGAAACTTTCCGAATATGCCAATGTCGAACTAAGCGAGACGGGAACACCCGATGTGATTGGGTTTGAAATCTATGGCGACAACGACGAGGGTATGACCGCAGTAGCAAACATAATATTTGAATTTCCCGTGGGATGGAATGTGGAGTCTGAAGAGGAAGATGAGAAATACGTCTGGGACGACGAGGAGGCAATAGAAAAATCATATCAGGAGGGAGTCGATCAAGATTATATGGACCTTCAGTATGAGTATGATTTCACCAATCACGAATCAGACGGTTGGCCAACTCTACAAATTCGGGCAAGGATGACTTGCGACGATTGTATGGGAGGATGGGATATAGGCAACGAGCAGAGACAAGAGTATCGAGACAACGCAGAAAATTTTATTGACAATATTATTGGCTTATATGCAGGGCAAGAGTATGTGGAATACAAAGAAGAACTCCGCAACGAGCTTGTTAAAAATAAAGTTCTTGCTCCTGAAAGATGGGATAGAGCACAAAAAGATATAACCAGTCAAATTACAGAGTTAGATTTACAGCACTTCAGACTTCATATTAACAAAACCGGAGGAATAATTGCGCTTCTTTATGAGATGGTGGAAAACGCAGATCTCGGTGACGCTGCAACTCCTCCCCCTATCGGTGACTATGGTAAGACGTTTCATGGTCCAGGCAGTAGAGATAAAATATTGTTTAATGTAATGAGGGCAACGCAACCTGCGGGGAGTGATCGTGGGTGGTATTCTTCTGAGTTTGATCTTAAAGCAGGCAACGCTATTAAGCAATATTTTGTAGAGGCTCACGAAGCCGCTCAGCGGCAACTTGAACTGCCACTTAAAGGAGCATATAAGGAACCAGAGACAACCGGCAAAGAAGGGTGGGAAGATCCTTCAATGATGGTATACTTGAAAGACGGACCATTAGACGCAAAGCAACTTAGGGGCAGCGTGCAAGTTACTTTTACTAAATATCATACTACCGATGAGGCTCACGCAACCATGGCATTCATAAAGAGCCTAGACAAGAATTACGATGATATCGTTCAAAAACTAAGAGATGTATATGATGAGATGACCGCTGAGCAAAGAGGGATAGAGAAAGAGGGCGAGCAAAGCATCCTTGACGGCTCAATGGCACTTGGTCATATCGTAAGAATAGACAATAAAATATTATCTGAGCCAGAAAATATTCGCACTAGCATTGTCCAAGTCCTACAATGGTTCAAAGAGAACTTTGGTAAAATGAGCGGGGTTGAAAAGCATGCGGCAGTTGTTTATTTGGATAGACTGGAAAGTGAAAGAACACCGTATGCCAACGTATATCCTGATAACAACGGCGTTCCGCAATTTTGGAAGAAATATGTTCGGGATGAACTAGGCACTCGCGGTGCCAGCCACAATCAGAAACAGAGCTATGAATGGAAAGGAAAGCGAGACGATATCGTGGAAAGCGTTCGGGCAAGAGTTCGTTCAATAATAGCAGAGCGGCTCAAAAAATGAAACTCCTATTCGAGCATTGGCGCAAGTTCATTAACGAAGAAGACACTCGCTACGACGACAATCGCAATGTGTTGCCGCCGTTACCACCAACCCACGCAACAGCCATTGAGGAAGCTGGGTATACCCTGATTAAATATCTTGGAGAGGGAAGGATGGGAGTAGTTTACGAGGTCGAGGATAAAGAAACTAGACAACGACTTGCAGCCAAAATTGTAGGAAGGCATCTGCCTCAATATTATAGTGAGCGCAAAAACTATAATTGGATAATAAAGAATAGGGACAAACTGCCTGATGATGTCAAAGAATATGTGGTGGATGTTTATAATTTATTTGAGGATTCAAGCGGTAAACATTTAATTATATTTATGGAGCTTCTTAAACCCGCTCCAGAAAATGTTGTGAACCAAATATTTGCCTCCACTGATGCTATAAAAGGAAAATATTCACCGGAAAAGGAAGAGAGACTTCTCAAAGACGAAAACGCAGTTTATGAAATTATTCTTGATGTCTTGAAGAAGAACAGCATACTACGAGCCGAAAGAAAATATATGGGCATAGAAAAAGAGGCTATGGAGGCTGCGGCAAAGCGGGCACTTAGAGCATATTTGGTAAACAAAACAGTGCCAAAGAATACAGTTCCACAGGTGTACACAATGGTTGATGTATATGATGACAGCCCAGGAAAACAATCTTTTCTAACTGGAAAGTCTCAAAAAACACCGAGATCCCCCCAGTGGAGAAATCTTTTTAATGCAATATTAAATGAAATGGAAGAGCTTATAATTCAGACGAGAGTTCAGGAAATCCCAGGCGCAACCGAAGCCGCAATTCGAACGTACTTACGTATACCGGCTAACAAGGGTGGGGGGCTGCCCGTATTTTGGTCCGCCGCTAGTGCCCTTGAGGACGATTTGACATATTATGTTAATAGAAAACAAGTAATTCCAATGACATACGGAATGCCAAAAGATAGACCCCTCGGAGGTTCAGGTCCAGGAGTCCAGGGCGCATTCCCAGA